AAATGATTCCACTTATCACCACGTTGCTCCCATCCATCATGGATGTCGCGGGGCGTTTCCTTCCTGAAGATAAAGAGAAGCGAGCGGCTGCCGAGCGCGAGATTGAAGCGAAGCTGACAGAGAGCCTCGCTAACATCGATCTTGCTAATCTTAAAATTAATGAAGCGGACGCCAAGAGTGGTAACTGGTTTCAATCTGGGTGGCGTCCATTTATCGGGTGGTCATGCGGGTTCGCACTGGCCTACACATACGTTATGCAGCCGATCCTTACTTTTGGATTAGCCCAGGCTGGATACCTAATTGATCTTCCTGCTGTAAACTTAGGGGAGATGATGCCCGTGCTGATGGGGATGCTCGGGCTGGGCGGACTTAGAACTTTTGAAAAGGTAAAAGGAATAAACAAATGAAGATTGTGCAATATGTGTTGTCTCGCGTTAGCGAGCCGTCTAGCTACGCGGCGATTGGCGTAGCGGCGATTGGCGTCGGCATTCTCACTGGCTTCGAGTGGCTTGCGGTCATTGGTGTTGTCGGCGGCATTCTTGGTGTCGTCATGGCAGAGAAGAACCAAGACTAATGGCAATGAAAGCTCTTGGGGCTGGGGCAAAGGCGGCTCCGAATAAGAAGCGGACCTCTATCGGCTCCAGCCCTCTTACTCGCGTCAAGAACAAGAGCAAGCGGCTGTCCTCAAAAAAGTACAACGGGCAGGGCAGATGAACGTCGAGCAGCTTCGGCTAGATCTAGAAAGAGACGAAGGCTGCGTCTACGAAATCTACCTTGACCATTTAGGCTATCCTACATACGGAATTGGCCATCTCGTGACAGAGGCGGACCCGGAGCACGGTCAGGCTGTTGGCACGAAGATCAGTGAAGATCGCGTCCGGCAGGTGTTCAACTCAGACATTGAGTCTGTGGTAGGCGACTGCGACCGAGCCTTTGATGACTTCGGGTCTCTGCCTGAAGGTGTGCAGCTTGTCGTTGCAAACATGATGTTCAACCTGGGGCTTCCACGGTTCAACAAATTCACGAAGATGATCCGCGCTATCAATCTCGGTGACTGGCAGTCCGCAGCAGACCAAATGATTGACAGCCGGTGGTATCAACAGGTAACCGCGAGGGCGCGGCGCTTGGAGAGTGTCATGAGGGGGATTGTGTAATGCCGTTGCGACCTTTCGAGATAAAGCCGGGGATCGTCAAAGACATCACTGCGTATGCCGCTGGCAAGAATGGGCCGTTCTGGACTGATGGCGACAAGGTGAGGTTTCGCAATGGCTTCGCGACCAAAATAGGTGGCTGGCAAAAGCAAGCCATCTATGCGTTGGACTCCTCTGAAGATGTCGATGTCACCGCAGAGGCTGCGCTCCAAGGAGTTCCGAGGGAGATCCTATTTTGGCGAACCCTTGCTGGCGTAGACACGATGGCAGTCGGGACGCACAACCATCTCTACATCATTCAGAACGACGGCATCTTTGACATCACTCCTCTGATTACTTCAGCCAGCCTGACCAACCCGTTCACCACCATCAACGGAAACTCCGTTGTCACAGTGGCAGACACAAGCCACGGCCAGTTGGATGGAGACTTTGTTGTGTTCTCCGGCTCTGGTGCCCTTGATGGCATCGCCGCCAACACATTCAACAGGTTCTCTGGCTTTCAGATAACTTATATAAATGCGAACAGCTACAGCATTGAGACAGGGACAGCGGCGACAGGCGCTACCTCTGGCGGCGGCGGGAGTGTAGCTGCGAAATACCTCATTGGCTTTGAAGAGGGGCTGGGAACTCAAACTCCCTCGCCTTCAGTTGGCTGGGGTTCTGGGACTTGGGGTGACAGCACATGGGGAACTCCGAGGGCAGTTGGCGATTTAGTTTTAGAGAATAGCCAGTGGTCGCTCTCTCTCTGGGGTGAGGATCTGATTGCCACGGTCAGAGGATATCAAATTTATTATTGGGATGCTTCTGGCGGGGCGACTGCCCGTGCCGCGCTTGTCTCTGCGGAGAGCGGCGCATCTGGCGTTCCGACACTTAACAGAATTACGCAGATATCGTTCCCCGATCGGCACCTTGTCTCGGGAGGAGCAAATGCACTTGGCACAAGCGTAATCGATCCGATGCTGGTTCGCTGGTCTGACCAAGAGAACTTTGTTGATTGGACCCCGGCGGTCACCAACACGGCAGGAGACCAGAGGCTTGAGATTGGCACGAAGATCGTAGCCATGATGCCCACACGGCAGGAGACATTTATCTCCACAGATGAGGCGGTCTACGGCATGACGTTCATCGGGCCTCCGTTCGTATTCTCTTTCCGGCTTATCGGCGCGAACTGTGGCTGCGTCGGCATCAACACGATGATGAATGTCGATGAGAATATCTACTGGATGGGCAAGGCGAACTTCTTCGTCTACGACGGCTCAGTCAAAGAGATCCCGTGTCCCGTTGAGTTCTATGTCTTTGACCGGATGCGGAAACAGCATTTCGACAAGTGCTTCGCCGCGCACAACAAAGAGTTCAACGAGGTGTCGTGGTTCTATCCCAGCACCGAGGACACTAGCGTCAATCCAGAGCCAGACTCTTATGTGACCTATAATTACGAGGAAGGCTCTTGGTCGATCGGCTCTCTTGAGAGGACGGCTTGGTTTGACTCGTTTGGCTTTCGTCAGGTTCCATTCTCGTTCTCGGAGACTGGCCTACTGTACAACCAAGAGACTGGCACCGATGACGACGGCTCGGCCATGACTGCGTATGTCGAGAGTTCGCCGATGGAGGTGTCCTCTGGAGACAGCCTGATGCTGGTCGACAAGATCATTCCAGATGCGACGATCAGCGGAAACCTTTTTTGCACGCTGTATTCAAAGAAATACCCCAACGGATCTACGACGACAAAGGGGCCGTTTACTATTACTTCCGATACAACTAAGGTAAGCATGAGGTCTCGCAGCAGACAGATGAGCCTTCGCATGGAGAGCACAGAGACTGGTGCCTCCTGGCTGCTCGGAGAGTTCCGCGTGAATGCTAGAGAGGATGGTCTCAGGTGAGCACAATAGATACGAGGCTCCCGACAGCTCCCGCAGAGTGGAGCAAGTCATGGGCAGACCGCTTCTCTAATGTCATCCAGCTCGCAATCAATTCAATTGGCAGCTCTGCGCAGAACAACGCGGAAGAGGCTTCCGATCGCAAGATTTGGTTCTTTGGCTGATGACTACGTTCTACAAAAATGAGGCAGTCGACCTCACGACAACGAATTTGACGGCGGTCTATACTGCGCCAGCCGCAAAGACTGCCATCTTCAAGTCGATCCTCGTCTCGAATGATTCTGGCAGCGCCACCACCATCACTCTCAGCCTGACCAATGCCGCTACTGCCGTCTTCAGCCTCTACAAGCTGGAAGAGGTCGGCGCGCTGAGTACCAGAGAGCTTCTCGAGCAGCCGCTCGTCCTCGAGACTGCTGAAATACTAAAGGCCCAAGCCGCGACTGCCGGACGTTTGCATGTCGTCGCAAGCTACATGGAGATCACATAATGGCAGCCCGAGAGCCGTACCAAATGGACATTATGCAGCAGCAAGCTGCATTCCCGACTAAGAGCTTTGCCCCCGGCTTCAAGCTGCAAGACGTGTACGGCACAGGCACTCTGCCGTATTTAGAGTGGGTTCAGATGGTCAAAACTGGAGAGCGGACGATCACTCCAGGCAACCCTGATGATGACGCTAATATAGGCAGATACAACATGGAAGCGCAGCAAACTGGTGCGCAGAGCTTCGGCGACATGATGAAGGCCCTGGCCCCGTCTATCGCTCAATACACGGCACAGGCTGGGTATGATGTTTTTACTGATCCTTATAGAAACCAACTGGGGAAAAGCCTTGGAGACAAGGCTCTGGAAACTGGGGCTTCTCTTTTCCCGGAGAAACTCCCTTTTACAGACGTTCAACTGCGTGACCCTCTGCCGCAAAGCCTTGTCGATGACTCGATCGAAAGAGGATACCGGCTCCAAACGCCAAACAAAATTACTGGTGGCATTGGCAGAATACCAGCAGGGAAAGAGTATTTCCCGGAGCTTGCCACTGCTGATATCGCAAGAGCCACTGGGAATATTGATACGTTCAATTTATTGAACAAACCTGTTAGCGAGGGGCAATATGCTGGGATGGGATCTATTCCCAACCCTTCTCGGGGAACGCTTGTCGGGCTTGGTCCCCGCAGCCCAATAACTGGTCAAACTATCCTAACAGAGGACACGAGCTATGTTTACAACCCTCAAGACGTTGCAGCTGCTCGAACGAGCGTGGGCGGCACTTTAGCAGCTGATCCAATTCAGGCTGTTCCAACACAAGCCCGCACTGCCCTTTCAGGCGTAACAGATTATTTCACAGACGCTGACAATTATTACCGTGGCATTGTCGGTGGGATCGCTGGTTTTGGCACAGCTTTGCTGACAGGCCAAGATCCAGCCGCCGCCGCGAGAGCCGCAGTCGGTGGCACAATCGGTGGCATCGCTGGTGGAGTTTTTGGCCCAATCGGAAGCATGATTGGCGCTGCATTAGGGACACAACTCACTAGAAAGCGTGTCATATGCAACGAGCTTGTGCGGCAAGGTCTGATGAGCCGCGAGCACATGATGCTGGACTATAAGTTCACCAAGGAGCACCTGACGCCTCAGCATGTCCGGGGCTATCACTTCTGGGCGGTGCCGGTAGTCCGCAAAATGCGGGAGGGCAAGTCCGTTGGCTTCTGGAGGCACATCGCGACGCACCGTGCCAACGAGATCGCCCACATCTACGGGAAAAGAGACAAGCCGGACTACCTAGGCAAAGTCTATCGCCGCATCTTCGAGCCAGCGTGCTGGGTTGTCGGTGCAATCTGCAAACAGAAGGACTGGCAGTCCCTGTACTCAACTAAAGGAATATAAGATGTCGATGCCCCAAGAAGACATGATGATGCCCCCGGAGATGATGCCCCAGGAGATGCAAGCTCCAATGCCTCCCCAAGACCCCATGGCAGAGATGCCCCAGGAGGCCAGGGATGCTGTCATGCAGCCCTCCGAGGAACTCGCCCTAGTTCTTATGGCGCGACTGTCGAACATGGCTCCAGAGGAGCTGCAAATGCTTGACACAGTCATCACGCCAGAGGTCGCGCGGGTGCTCGTCCGGCTCCTTCCAGAGTTGGCAGAGATCATCAACTCGATCGAGGGAACTCCGGCAGAGATGCAGGAGCAGATCGGCGCACTAAGCTCGATGTAATGGAAGTCCGATGCGCATCACCCTTCGATATTTCCCCGATTGCAGCGGCGCTCGTGCTGATGCACAGAGAAGCGGAGTTTGACTTGGCTCCGATCAACTCGCACACCCTCATGGCAACTGTGAATAACACCATCCACAGCGGCGTCGTGCTTGTCGCTGTCGACGAGGGTCGCGTCGTGGGGACGATCGGCGGCACGACAGGCCGCGACTGGTGGTCGGATGATGAGTACTTCTCTGATCTGTGGTTCTATGTCTCTTCAGAGGCCAGAGCCAGTCGGGCTGCAATCCTCTTGATAAAGAAATTTGTCTCGGAGATCCGCGCTGGATTTCCAGGACACAAGATCAGACTGGGGCATGTCTTTTCTGGAGATATTGCCCGAAAAGACAAATTTTTCGAGAGACTTGGCCTGACTAAGGCCGGATCTCTGTTTATGGAGGCTTAAATGGGCGGTCTATGCACAAGCAGGGCAGATCCGCTGCCAACTTCGAAAAAGATAATTGCTGGCACTCAGATCCCCGAATGGGTCTCGGCTGCGGGCAGAGAGATTTACGAGAGCGCCTCTGATCTGGCCGCGTCGCCTTATGTCCCCTTCACAGGACAGAGGATCGCGACTTACGACGGCAGCAAGCTGACAGAGGCCGAGCGGCAGGGCCAAGCCCTCCTCACCGATGGGTCGTCGAGTTATCAGCCTTTTGTTGATGAGGCTGCCGCTGTCACGAGAGGCGTGCAGACGGATTATCAAGGGATGGACCGGGCCGACCTCATTGGCGGTCAGGTTGACCTGGGTGGCCCGAGTGCCATGAACTTCAGCCTCGAGGGCGCGCAGCCTTACCT